GAAGTGGCGGTCTAGTATTACCCGCCACTTCCTTTCATACTTCTTCTCATTTCCCTTTCCTCTTTTGTGATATATATACTCTTGAGATTACTTGTTTGGGCAGTTATGCAGCGTCCGTCGTTGGCGAGCTATGTCCGGTTTTACCGAGAAGACGATCGAGTCTTATCACGATTACGTCGAGAGCTCTCTAGCGCAATCTTCAGGAAATCTTTGCCTACCGTTAAGCGTTTGCGTAGAAATATTGCGGCACGATACAAGTATCTCTTTAGAAGAGCTGCTGCGTTTTACTTCTCAGTGTACGTGCGGCGCCGCCCGGGCTGGGCGAAGAAGATTCGAGATTTCCAAGTTCCAAGTAGGGATTGGTGGAGACACCGTCAATTGAAGATTGTTGGTGATTATTATTGATGAGTGAGCGTTTTACTAAGTATCAGCGCTTATCTGGAGGACGTGGTAGAGGTCGTGGTGGAGTACGTGTTGGAGCGATAAGAGATATCGTTACTCATTCTGGACCTGCAATAGTTGCTGCTTTGGCTTCTAATTCTGGATTCTTACGGCATTTTGCGAGAGCAAATCCGGCGTTCGCAGGTACTGCTGTATACAACTCTCTTCGTATGGCAGGTCGCCGACGCGTTGCTACGCGGGTCAGGCTACGCGGGCGTAGGAGATTTAATAGGAGTCGTCGTTGGAAAACTCGTGGTCGGTTTACTCGTCGGAGGAGAGTATGTCGTACGAAACGTTTTACTCGAATTTCATCAGAGTTCGACGGTTCCTCTGCTAAAACAATCGGATATTTGAATGTATTGACTCCTGAGGGAGGTATTTGGAAGTTTAGTTGTAAGCCTAATTCTATACCTAATGTTCAAAAGGCTATAGGTTCTGAGTGGACACATTTTAAAATCCTTAAAGTTAGTGCAACTTATGTTCCTGAAACTCGATGTTGTCCTACGTTGGATGAAGTAGCGAAGAATATTCATCGTTCTTTACCTTCTTGTTTTAAAAGTTATCATATTGGTAGTGTTATTCCTATAAATGTTAAAGGTTTATCTGCAGCTCAGGGTGTTATACCAATGGATCCACAGAAGCAACATAAATTTGTTTGGACCCCGAAATATTTACGGCAATCAAGTACTGGTGGATTATGGAATATTAAACCTATGAATGTTTGGATTCCATTTTCTGAGAATATAGCTACTTTGGAAATGATGAATGGTCCTATTATTGCTTGGAGTACTTATTGTCTTCCTAGTGATCCTAATCCTGCAAAACCTACACAATCATTAAGGTTTAAATGGATTGTCAAATTTCATTGTATTGCTGCTAAATTTAATACTTATTCAGATAATACTGTTAAGAATAATTTTGGAGATAATTTTGTTAAGCATAAATCAGTATATTGTGTTGCTGGTGTTTCTAGGGATGTGACGTCAACAGTAACAACACATGATATTAAGGATCAATAAAATTGAAACTTTTATTAATTAATTCAATATCTTCTGTTTTCATTGGTTCGTAGTACGTCTTAATTTTGATTTGGGTTCCTCCTGTTTCGACAATTGCATTAATTCTGTCGGAAATAAGCGGCGTCGGGTCGAAGTTTTCGAATTTGTACCACTTTTCGGGTGGCATGTTACTTGTAATGATGATAGTCTTGCTTGTAAATTCTTCATATCCTCCCTTTGTTTCCACTTTATAGGGGTATCTATCGCATAATTTAAGTAATTCGTCCCATTTGATCCATCCGTAAAAGTCGTCGATGATGACCGTTTCTTCCTGATGATAGCCATGCCACCAGTTTGATCTGTTCTTGTAGTACGTTGAGGTGTCTCCAGCGATTTTTTGAGCAGCTCTCGATTTGCCAGTACGAGTGGGTCCGTATAGTATGTAAATGTTCGATCGAAAATCACGAGGTTTAACGGGAATGAGAAGGTTTCGTAATTCATGAAGTCCTCTCCAGTTACGTACGTAAACAGTTGGGTTATTTGTAGCCACTTGTAGTATAGTTCCATTTTCATGAAGCAATTCGTGAACGGCTTGTTCAAGGTCAGTTCGTTGTCCTTGTGTCCTTTGTATTCCGAATTCTTCAAATGTACCAGACTTTGTACAATACCTGTAATTTTGACGTTCGGTGCCTTTTGTAGATTCGATGTGGGTAGCTGGAGGAAGTAGTAGTTGTAGTTGCCGAAACAGCTTGGGTTTATTAAGTCTAACGTACCCCTGGAGATGTTGAGTGTTCGTTGTAGGAGCATTTTCGTATCCAAAGATGAGGTATCCAGATGTCAGTAATGTTGATCCGAGTTTACGTAGTTGTTCGATGTGTTCACTTGTGTAATTATTTACAGTGAAACACCACCGTGATCTCCGTGCGTTTTGTAGGTCCAT